CTAGGGATGGCCAATGGCCCCCCACCCAGCCTCAGTGAGGCAGGTGATTTGAGTGACTTAGCACCACTCTAACCCCTCGGTCCAGTCAAGGACACGGACCATACTTGGCCGCGCAAGGCGGTACAGACCCCGCACAGGCTCCCGGCCCCCGGTTGGCATTTGATTGCCGTCCAGGCGCTGAAAAGCCCATGCAAGGTGTCTCATCCCAGACACGCAGGATCCCATAAAACGGGACCCCACGCTGTTAATTGTCGGACGTGCTATTTCCGGCAATATCTCCTCTTGCGACGTTCGTGCCTGTGCCGCGAACAAGACGCCACGTGTGCGTCTGTCCACTACGGTTGGCGTCAGCCGAATCCGGCGACACAGGTAACCCTCCTCCCAGCCTCCTTTTCGACACACCCTCGGGCGTGCTTCGGATATCGAGGATATAATCCCCGAATCTCCTAGAGACGAAGGGGTCCTACAGCAGCGCCACTCCTTTGGAGCCTGTTTTACAAGGCTCTTCCACAGTGGCATCCACCTGCTATCGCAGCATCTCATGGACGAGATTCTCTGCGAGTACAGCCGCAACATATTCGCGGCGGACACAGGGTAAGGGACGAGATCAGTCTCATCCTTGCGTAGGTAAAAAGGGCGGACAGGCTGGCTCTTAAACCAGTCCGTTCCACACGATTCGAAGAAGCTGCCAGCCAGGCAACTCTTCTTAACGTTCACCTTGAACCCAAGCTGCTCAAGGCCTGTCAACACCTCTGCCGCGTAGCGTTGATGACAAATCAGATCATCACCATAAGCGCTACACGACCAGTGGTCGCGTGCGGGTACAACGGTCAACAAGAGGGCGAAGAACAACAGAGTCTCCAACCCAAACGTAAACCCATTTCCCATCGAGCTAAATTTCTCCAGCTCGATCACGCTGCCATCAGGTAGCTCCATATATTTTGACCTTGCAAGGTCTAACAAGTGGAGCCACTCATCCGGTAGCACGCGAAACACCAGACCAGTCGCAATTAGATCCGACGCCATCGAGAGATCGATGGTCGCAAGATTTAGGTCATAGGCCAAGGAAGCCCACGACTGATTGATCGACTGATCCGAGATATCAACCCCGAATTTGCGTAGCCTACTCTTAAGGTAGCGGCCTATCCCCTGCTGTAACATCATATTCAGCAGAGGTTCAGTCGCGCACCCACGGTCGGTTTTCGCGTTCTTCGGTACGGTGAAGAACTTGCACCCCTTCACAAGCTCCAGCTCTGGGCGATATTCTGCCCAGGCCTCACCCATGATGGCTTTCGCCAGAGGTAACAACTCTCCAGTACATGAGGGGATTGCATCGTATTTCTTGGATGCAGTTAGCTGGTCCCCACTCACACCTACACTGGCTCCAGACCCATGTTTGCTTAGCGAATGGATACGCTGTAGCGCATGTTTTGAGAGCGGTCCGAGAATTCGACTAACGTTCGCACGGAAACGGTTGAACCATGGAGGCTCTTTCCAATCCCCGTACATCCGATCGTTGGTCTCTCGGCAGTGGATCTCTCCTTCTAGGAAGGAGGCGAGACAGGCGCCCGCCTTATCGATGCCGGTGGGCATGCTCATGCTTTTCCTAAGGATTTCGGTTACGAGATGATCATCAGCGAATTGCCGGTGAGACTCATAATACCGTTGTTCCGTGGTAAGCCCAAGCAACTGGCCGTATTCCTCGTTCTCAACGAGGAGGTGAACGGTCAGTGCCCTCGGCGTGTCGACGAATTGGCACACCTGTTGTGTGAGATTGCGCTCGAACTGAAAGTTCCGCAGCTGGTCGTTCATCGAAAATGGACTCCCGAATTGTGTCGAAGACATGATCCAGGCAGTGATGGATAATCAAGCTGATCTGTAAGATCAGCAAGGCCAGCACCACCCAGACCCTGGTTTCCATTACCAGACCTGCTCCCGCGTTGTCACATAGAGACGTACGACGGGATTAACCGCCATATTCTCGTAGAGACGTTGCACGAGAGCCCGCTCATCGGAAGAGCAGTCGTCAGGAATGACGATGGTAGTCTCGACTCGGGCGGTGCTCCGTACGGAGTTAACACCGTCGACCGTTTGCATGAACGGGATGTTCAAGCGCTCGGTAATACGGTCGGTATGGCGCGCACTCGAGGCCCGAGACAGCTGAAGGATCAGCTGTTTCTCAGCGGCCGGGATGGCCATCTCCCGAGTCTCGAACAAGGAGGTCTTCCCAGTCTCGATCGGGTTGAACGTATGGTTGGTCGGCACATGGTCGGCCAGGACAATTGCGGCTGCAGCAGCCATGGTTGTTTACCTTTATTAAAGTGACAGATTGTCACAGGAGGTTTAAAGGGCTAAGCCCAGGGTTTTGTCGGTTTCCGCTTGTAGGCAGCACGACGATTCGTCAGTATTTCTGTCATCGCTTTTACGCGACTCCAGGTACCAGACGGATTCCATCGTAGCTCAGCCATGGGAATACCGGCGGATGGCACGTAGCGCTCGTACGCTTTTCGAAAGTACGAAGAAGGTTGGGTGCATTTATAGCCCCCCCCGTTAACGCGCGTGTCGATGGTTGTGTTGACCTCTTCGTCAACAACGGTCAAGCCAATCAGGCGAATACCGCGTAGTGCGTCGAGGCTTTGCAGCCAAGAACCCACATCGATAAACCAGTCAAAAACGAAGCTATACGGTATAACGGCCCAAGCCCCTTCAAGGGCTGAGCCACCGTGGAACTCCGACATCTTCGGATCTATCTCGATATAAGCCTGCGCTCTCGCTGTCCGTATTGTTTCAGCGCGTAGCTGGCCTCCAGATCCACCATTAGTGATCAACGTCTTGTGGTCTCTCGACCTGGACGAGATCCGCCTTCTGATAGAGCGGTTTAGGGAACCGTTCAAGGCGATGATAGACTTTTCGAG